AAACTGTAGATGAAGGATATTGGGACGAGGCAATGAAGAAGTTTGAGAAAGGACAAGCAGATCGCAAGGCTGCTTATGCCAAAGATCCAAATTTCGATAAAGATAACAAGAACCCAGCAAGCCACGACAAAAATGGTGTATACAAAGGCGACAAAGATTTAGCTGGCAATCCAGTTCCAAGAAAAGTTAGAGAAGATGACAGTGAATGGCCAAATAATGAACTTGGTAAAGCTCAGCAATTTTTTCAAGCTAACGCAGACGCCGACATGGACTTTGAAGATATAGTAGCAATGATGGTTGATGCTGGATTTTCTGAAGAAGTTGCGGCAGACGTTGCATTAGATTCCGGTCGTGTTCAAAATCGCGGACTCGATGAGGCAGGAGAAGCAAAGCCAGTAATGAGCAAGTATGCCGCTGCTGATGAATTATCTAAGTTACACGTAAAACCTTCCGCAGAATGCACAATGGATGATGCAAAGCGAGCTACTCAGTTAGCAAAAATTACTGGTAGAGCATTTATGACATACGGCGACGGTGGGCGGGCATCGTGTGGCTATATAGTAGATCGTATTTTAAATGCAGCACGAAACAATGTAGCAAAAGGCGGTAAGATGCCAGATTTCACAGGCGCTGCACCAACTACCCAAGATTTTGCAAAACAAGTAGCCTTACAAACAAATGGAGTTTATCGCAGTGGTTATGGTAGGACTTGGATTACAGGTTACGGGGACAGGTATAAGGACCCAACAGATTTCATTGAATACAGCACCAAAGATGGAATAGATGATGCGTGGGCATGGGTTGAGAGCAAAGGTAAAAAAATACATTACAAGCAGTTTGATACATTATTAGTTGCAGTGCAAATTGGTAGATATATCATCGAGAATTCGTCAATCACACATGGTGCATTTTCCAATAATCCACGCGAATCATACAAGTTAAGTGTTAGAACTGCAAAATCTTTATCTACTGGGCAAAGATTTAAACAAGACATAACTGACCAACAAGCGGCTGCATTGCAGGATATTGCTGCAACAAAAACTGCTGATGCATTTAATGGAATCAAAATGATGATGGCAGTGCTTAAAGGCGAGGATGACGTCAAATCTATTATTAGCAATAGCAAGAAGATACATCCAAACGACAAAGCTAAATTAGATGCAATCATTGCGCAAGCTGGCAATTTCAAAGAGTCTGTAACTAATAGCCGTACACAGACTGAAGGCATAGGGGACACAATCAGGCGCGGAGTTAAGAGCGTTAAGCGCGGACTTCAGGGCTGGGATAAGAATGCAGTGGGTCCAAACGGTGAAAGATTGGGCGATCCAAGAGCAGTTTTAAATCGAGCTAAGAACTTAAATGATAAAGATGTGAAGAGTGTGTATGCTGCAATCAATGCCCCAGGGCAAGGACTGTATGGGAATGGAGAATTTAAGAACCCACATAAACATAGCCCAGCAGGATTGCAAAAGCGCGGACTAGAGCGCGAAATAAAAAAGCGCGGGTTGGGCGAAGATAGTAGTGGTGAGCCAAACACAGATAGTATTTTAGAATGCCTAACTAAAGCATATCGTCGTTTGCAGAAAATTGCTCATGCATACCAAGACTTTAGTGTGATTACACGAGTTTATGAAAATGTGCGTTCTGAATTGATGGCTGGCAACTTTGCTGGATTTGAGAAAGAATACGACTATTGCCTACGTCGTTTCCCAGACGCTGCCACAGAATTGTTTGATGCAATGTACGCTGAGGCTGGGCTGCCAGAAGAACAAGGATCTTATGAGCAGTTTATGCAAATAATGTCTGAGAGTAAAAAACCTAAGCGTAGCATTAGGGAATCGTTTGTTGGTCTTTCTAAGAAAGACAAAATACACAAGATGAGCGAAATGTTAAGTTTATTGTCTGACAATTTAAAACAAACACGTAAGAAAATTGGCGCTAACGGAGCTAAGAAAGTTGTTGACGAAGCACCGCTAGATCAAGAAGTTGCTCCAGCCGCAGCAGGTACCACAGTGCAGGCCGCACCAGGTGTCACTCAAGCAGCGGCGCAAGCACAGCAGCAAACGCCTACTACACAGCAAGGTGCAGTGCCAACAAATCAGCAAGCATCAACTCAGAAGCCAGCACCCCCAGGACAGCCAGTGGCGCCAGCTCAGCAAGCACCTGCACAACCAGGTCAGCAAACAGTAGCCGCAGCACCTGGTCAGCCAGCACCTCCAAAAGCTGGTCAGCCTGGAGGGGCACCAGTTGCTGCTCCTCCTGGAACACCTGGTCCTGCAACAGGCGGCGCGGTAAATGCTGCTTCAACTCCAATGCAAAATCTTGTGCAAACAGTAACTCAGTTGTCGCAAGATCCCGCAGCAGCTAAACAAGCTGCTATTAAGCTAGGCAACGCAGCCAAATAAATTATGTTTATTAACGAATTATTTGACGAGTCTGCTCCTCCACCGCGTCGAGTATCTGAAGCAACTGGATTAAAGAAGCGTGTAAAAATTGTCAAAGGCAGTTATGCTGGACAAACTGGATATGTCGGTGAAGTTAGGCACGGGCAATATAAAGGAGCACCAAAGATGTTTACCATTGACCTTGACGGTGGTGGCAATGTTATGTTGCCAAAAGAAGCATTGCGATTAGTTAAAGAGCCAATTGTTGATGAAGGCTGGAAGGAAAAAGTCGCAGGCGGCGTTGCCGCGGCTGCAATTGTTGGTGCTGGAATTGCTGGTCACCAATCAAACAAAGAATGGGCAAGAAAGAATCCTGAGCATGCAGCAGCAACTAGTAAAGCCGCACAGCAAGATCGTCAAACAGTTAAACCATTGAATTTTAGCAACAATCCGTATAGCAATGATACAGTACCAGATTTGAACGATCCGTCAAATAACAGATTAAATCTAAGGAATATTAAATAAACCAAACACTCTACCTTAGGACCTTGTGGTTACTTCGAGTGCGCCGGCTGCTGGCGCGGGACGGCTGGCCGGGAATCCAGAATCCTGAAAGTGAGCACTAATTCTTTAACTTACAGTTATTTCCGTGAAATCTTGCAAAATTTCGAACATCAACCTCAGTATGACAGAATAAACAGCATACCCTTGCTGGAGAAATTCCTTTATTTTTAGCAGGCTTTCCTTTTCGCGCTGCTGAAATGCTTGCTGCTGCTTTTAGCCTAGATTCTACTGATTGTTCTTTAGTGGAAAAACCAATTCCACTTTTGCATTTTGATTTAAGTTGCGTTAACATTTCCGGAGTTCTGTTATATATTCCTGTTTTTGGTCGTATTAGTTCTCCAGATTTATATCTTAATTCCCGTTTCTGCGCGGCGGCACGGACTGCATCTAAGATAGCAGTATCTGTTATAGTTAACCCTTTATTCCACACAGGCACTAACTCGCGACCGGCCTTCTGCTTTGCTAATGTTTCAACGGACGGTCGTTTACCTTTTTGCTCAATGGATGACATTTTTGCAACAATCGGTTTAATTGTTGCATACACTCTGCTAGTTATTTTGCTATGGTATCGTCGTTGCAATGGCGATTCTTGCTTCATGCAATTTAGCGCATAAAACATTTTGCGTTTGCTTACGCCAGTTGTCATTTTGGTGAGCAGCCAATGACATACAAAATGCTCGCGGGCTGTTAAAATTGCTAAGTTTGAGTTATCATTAACACCGCCAAGGGATTTCGGTATAATATGATGTTTTTCAGTATAATCTGAATTAGTCTTTTTCAATTCAGCATTGCTGACTATGCTAAAATACCACTTGGTGTATTTGTTATCAATAAATATCATTGCTGATGCTCCAATAAGCGTTAGAGTAGTTGGAACCGCCAAGTTCGCGAACTACAACTTTATTTAGCCAGTCAGGTTGATTTGCGCTAACATTTCATATACAATCAACATTACAACATAAGGAGTTATTATGGCCGCGAGAATGTTTTCTGGAGAGCAGAAATTAAAATTGACACAATTATTTAACGAAGGAGTTGCAGTAATGCAAGAATGCGCTGACCTAACTGAAGGGTTAAACGACACGATTAAAGCAATCGCAACCGAATTAGAGATTAAGCCTGGCATCTTAAAGAAGGCCCTTAAGACAGCACAAAAATCAAAATTTGGCGAACAAGACGCTGATCACGAAACATTGCGAGACATTTTGGAAACAGTTGGCCGCACTCTTTAATAGGACTAGCGAATGTCCTACATTGACGCTATATTAGACAAAGCAAAAGATCGCATCCACATTGTGGAGCGAGACAAAACTGGCAATCGTGTGTACACTGATTTACCAGCAGAGTATGTAATGTATTATGATGACCCAAAAGGCAAGCATCAAACTATTTACAGAACTCCAGTAAGTAAATTCTCTACACAATCAAATAGTGTGTTCCGCAAAGAAATGCGGATGCACAAAGGGAAGAAACTATGGGAGAGTGATGTTAACCCAATCTTTAGGTGTTTAGCAGACAACTATATGGGCATTAATGCACCAAAATTGCATACTTGCTTTTTCGACATTGAGACTGACTTTGACTTAGATCAAGGTGGGTACGCACCAACTGACAATCCATTCAATAAAATTACTGCAATTACAGTGTATTTAGATTGGCTTGATAAATTGGTTACTCTTGCATTGCCGCCCAAAACACTAACTTGGGATCAAGCATCTGCGATTTGTGCAAAGTTTGATGACACGTTTTTGTTTGACAACGAAGCAGATATGCTTGACACATTCTTGAATCTAATTGATGACGCAGACGTGCTAAGTGGTTGGAATAGCGAGGGCTATGATATTCCATACACTGTTGGTAGAATTATTAGAACGCTGTCTAAAGATGACTTGCGTAGGATGTGCTTATGGAATCAAATGCCAAAGCAACGAGAGTTTGAACGGTATGGTGCAAAAAGCATTACATTTGATTTAGTTGGTAGGGTACACCTTGACTATATGCAACTGTACCGCAAGTACACCTATGAAGAACGTCATAGTTATTCATTGGACGCAATTGGTGAGTATGAACTAAATGAGCGTAAGTTAGCATACGAAGGATCGTTGGACCAACTGTACAATCAAGACTTTCACAAGTTTATTGATTATAACAGACAAGATACGCGACTACTGGCACGGCTTGATCAGAAGTTAAGGTTTTTGGATTTAGCAAACGAACTTGCACACGATAATACTGTGCTGTTAGCAACTACCATGGGCGCAGTTGCAGTCACTGATCAAGCAATCATTAATGCTGCACATAAGCAGGGATTAGTAGTTCCATCAAAGAAGCCATACGAAAAAGAAACGTCACATAGCAGTGACGATGACGACGAAAATGAAGGCAGAGCTGCTGGTGCGTATGTTGCGAGTCCTAAAATTGGTATGCACAGATACATTGGTGCTATTGACATTAACTCTCTGTATCCATCCACTATTCGTGCACTCAACATGGGCCCAGAAACAATTGTTGGGCAATTGCGGCCTATTATGACTGAACATTTGATTGCTGAGCGTATGAAGCCAAAGTTGGTAGGCAAGAGAATGATGGTTGGATCATCGTTTGCAGCATCTTGGGAAGGATTGTTTGGTAGCCTTGAATACACCGCAGTGATGAATATGGAGAAGGGTACTGAGATTACCATTGATTGGGAAGGCAGTGATAAACCTACTGTGCACTCAGCGTATGATGTGTGGCGTCTTATTTTTGAAAGTGATCAAAAATGGATATTGAGCGCAAACGGTACTATATTTAGGTATGACATTGAAGGTATTATTCCAGGCCTACTTGCAACTTGGTATAAAGAACGCAAAGAATTGCAAGCTAAGAAAAAAGAAGCAACTACCAAAGAAGATATTGCGTTTTGGGACAAACGGCAGTTAGTTAAGAAAATTAATCTTAACAGTTTGTATGGAGCATTGCTTAACCCAGGTTGTAGATTTCACGATCATAGAATTGGACAATCAACTACACTGACTGGTAGAACTATTGCAAAACACATGGATTCATTTGTAAATGAATGTATTACAGGTGTGTACGCCCACGACGGGGACGCAGTTGTTTATGGTGACACTGACTCCGTTTATTTTAGTGCTTGGCCAGTTCTTAAGAATGAAATTGATTCTGGGAAAATTGAATGGAATAAAGATATTTGCATCCAAATGTACGACAGCATTGCAGATCAAGTTAACGAAAGTTTCCCTGCGATGATGAAAAAGGCGTGCAACTGCCCTACTGACAAAGGCGCGCTAATTAAAGGTGGGCGCGAACTTATTGCAGACACTGGACTGTTTATTAAGAAGAAACGATATGCAGTGTTAATCTACGATATGGAAGGTACTCGTCTTGACCAATATGATGAAGAAACGGCAAAGAAAAAAGGTGTAGTATATGGAGTTGGTAAAGTTAAGGCGATGGGACTTGACTTAAAACGCAGCGATACACCTAAGGTAGTACAAGACTTTTTAAGCAGCATCTTACTTGACACTCTTACAAATATTTCTAAAGAGAAAATCATAGAGAAAATTTGTGACTTTAAACAGCAATTTGCAGCAATGCCTGCTTGGGAAAAAGGGACGCCAAAGCGAGTTAACAACCTAACTACTTACTCAGAGAAGGAAGAGAAGGGCGGAGCAAACTTGCCAGGACACGTTCGTGCTGCACTCAATTGGAACAACTTGCGTAGGATGCATGGCGATAACTATAGTATGAAAATTGTAGACGGTATGAAAATTATTGTCTGCAAACTTCGTACTAATCCACTTGGGTATACTTCAGTTGCTTACCCAATTGATGTATTGCATATTCCAGACTGGTTCAAAGAACTTCCGTTTGACAACGATTTAATGGAAAC